ATTCCCTCACTTCTTGGTTTAATCTTAGGACCACTAGCGTTGTTGATTCCGGCATTCTTTAGCGTGTTTCGCTACCATGAAAATACGATTCGCAAGTGGCCTAGGCTTTCTGCTTTTGTGAGGTCATTTGATACTAACTTGACCGCTGATGATTATAACCAGTCAGGTGTTGCAGCTGTCATGTCTGTAGCAACCAGTTTGTCAGGCCTGCAGCCCGCACTATTTGTTTCGTGGCTTTCGGGATTGATTTGGAACTTCAAAATTGGGCCCTTGGTTATTCCGCTTTCTTTAAAAAACAAGTGGACCGAAGTTTTTGTCGCTTCTGGGACAGCTAAGTATTTGATTGGAATTTTCGCACGTGAACATTTAGCTAGATGGGCATCCGTTTTACGAATAGGAACTTATTCAACAACATCCGCTGGATTTGTGTTCAAACTCTTAGAAGCCGCAAATATTTACAAACCTTCCACCGTTCTTGGAGTGTCTATGAATGATGTTGTAACTTTCGTACTGACCTATCTAGTGGTATCCTTAGGTTGGTTTTACAGGCCTATTAAATTTTGGACTTTGCTTTATCCTTTATTCTTTTTCTTACTGGAGCTTTGGTTCATAAGATTTAACCCCTTGTGGGCATTCATTCCTGCTTTAGGTTTAGTGGCATTCTTTTCTAGATTACAAGTCGAAGATCTGCGTGCAATGTATAACAAAGGGCGGTTTTATCCAAACACAAGTCGTGATGAAGTTATCCGTGTGTCAAGTGGGAAAGTTTTTAAAAAAGTTCATAGAGCTCGTTGGCATGACTTGGAAACCTCAGGTGATCTTGATGATGAGAAAATTAAACGTGCTGTATCTATTGCTCCGCGGTGGGGCACGATTGATCCTTTTGGACATCAATGGTTTGCTAGTACTGACTTGACCTTAAATCCAGATATTTACATTGAGAGGGAACAAGATTGGGGATCCGTATTTCTGCCCATATCGACGTCTCAGAATATATCTCGTTTAACTAAAATCCGCAAGCGTGCTGTAAAGGCCACCGTTTCTACTTCTGAAGTTGTAGAGGGCACTAACTTCTCCATCTTCCAATTGTGGTTTGGGAAGATTGTGGCAATAGCTTGGAATTATTTGTTTCCATGCTCTGAGGAAGCTCTTTCGCCTAGCATAAAATTAAGCGAATTTGAAAAGTCTAGATTTGGTTTGATTTTTTACGCCGTGAAGAATGTAATGATGAAAGTAGTTAATTTTGTCACATGCGTTTATACTTTCCTACGTGAAAAGTTATCACGTGATAATTCTTCTGCTTCAAGTATTAATGACACACACGATTATGAATCAGCACTCTCAAATGACTCAAGTGAAGGGAGCGAGTACCTGGACACCGTTGACACTGTGTTTAGGCGAAACCAAGTTAGTTTGTTTAAAAGAAAATGGTTTCTTTTGGTTGGCATGTTCTCTCGATTACTTAGACGTAGGAAGCAAACTACGTCCACTTGGTTAATTCTCAAACTATTAACATTTTCTAAATTTCTTATGCTTGCGTTAATTGGATTTGTCATTTTGGCTGTTACGGTACATAATTTCCACACCTTTAGGTTTGATGAAACAGATGCTCATTATGATGACCCTCTTTCGACTAATCTTTCATTAGTGTGGTCTGGATATCATGGCTTAATCAATTTATGGGAGATCTCACTTAAAAGACGAGTGGTTATCCTTGACAGGATGTTAGCCTCTTACAATAATTTCACAACAGTGGCGTCTTCAATTGTGAGATCAGTTACCGTGAAATTCTCTAACTTAACCACTTCTAGTTACCTGGAATCGTTACTAGTCTTTGTCATAGGTGCAACTTCTTTTAGTCAAGCCTTAAATGTTGGCGTCTTTCCTGCTGAAACATTTTCAATTGTATTGTTATCTTGTGTTGCTCCTATTCAATTTGCTCTTTTAGTACTGTCACTTCTATCTTTATCTCGAGGCATTATTGATTTAGGCATCTTAGGCTCATTGTTGTCAATTTTGATACCGTACAATTACGTTAATGTGATAAGAGAAGAGTTATTAGTCGGCACTTTGGTTTCAGCACTTGGTTTCAATGCGAGTGTCATATGGTTGGTAATTCATGCGATCTTGTGGGTAGTACAATCAATTTGTAAGAATGAAAGTGAAGTGATTGCTACTTCTGCCTCTTTTCTCAAACATTTAAGAAAATTGAACCGGAGACCAGTATTACCCGTTTCTATTAGCACGGTCTCACTATTGTATCGGTTCATTTTTCGTACACAGTGGGTTCGTCATATATTAATGAGTATTTTCCTTCTTCTAACGTCTTATGCGATTCATCCAATTTTATTTGCATTTGTAATGGTACAAGTTGTAAGTACCGTTAGTTCTTTACTTATTTGGTTGAAACGCTTTTCTTATGGAACTCTCCCCGAATTTGACAAGAGCATGGCAAAATTGCTTAGTCACACTAATCTTGGGGATTCAGACTTGCCCTCAATGACAGGCGAGGGTCCACCAGTGCATGTACCTAGATTCCAGAACAGTGTGGTTTTAGTTGTAGGAGCTGCTGGATCCCCAAGATGGTTGGAAAAGGCAATAGGCCTCTACTATAATTACACGAAGGTTATGGGTGACATTGGCTTTTTAATTATATCTGATCAACACTTGCAACTACAAGCTGAAGCATTTGCAAAGGATAAACCCAACGTTAAAGTTCTCGTTATGGAATTAGAAAGCCCTGCGCAGATGCGTATGGCAAGGTTAGCCCCTCTATTTTGGGGTGATTCAAGTACTTATTATCTGCATAGAGATGCAGATTGGATGGTGACTCCTCTGGAGTTGGCAGCCTCACGGTTGCATGATAACGTTGTAGTCAATCCCATTGGAGTAAGCGTGTCTGCGAATATGCTAGCATCTGTTAATTACTTTGGCTCTTTTGGATCTCACCTTAGATCTAAATGGTGGGGATCACATTCTGTATGGCATCATTACGGGACTGATGAACAGTTGTGCGACTTGATTCCCTTCAATCACGTGTATAATAGACTTACTCCAAACGAGCAAACCTTATTTGCTATGTGCGCGCGTCGTGTAAGCTTTGGTGAGGCTAGAAAGTTGTATGTTCCAACTGAGTATCTACACAACTCTAATATATTGAAGGTAGATGTTGATTTTAGAGTTGCCGATATTCAATCCTTTGGTGACTCGCGATGGTCGAAAACTCTACATAATTTGTGCTCAGGAACTAGTACTTTTTGCTCTAGTCGAACTAAACATGATATCGTAAGTACTGGGTACTTTAATTGGTACTTTTTAGCAGCAGCTTCGGTTCAATTAGTTCTTCGTGATACCATTGAGAGGTTTTTTCTGACATGTGGGATAGAAACAGCCACTCTGAACCGCGTTCAATCATCTTTAAAACAACTAGCCTTCTCTTTGGGTTCATTAATGGGAGTTGCCAGTGGAGCTAAAGGGACGCTAGGGGCATACCACAAGGGAGTTTATCTTAGTGCTGTTCGCACGGAAAATGGTCGTAACTTGAATGAGTACAACAACTATGATAAGAAGTTTAAATTGGGTGATTTATTTCATCCAGATTCGAGCTCAGACGCCAATGAGTCAAGTATTAAATGGTTCTCACTTCTAGCTAGCCCAGTGGCCTTTTTAATTGCACAACTATCCACTCATTTCGTGCCTATTGGTGATGAATCATCATTATGTGTTGCATTAGCCGCTATTAGTATGGGTCACCCCCTTTCCATATTTTCTGGTTTGATCAGGATGACTGCTACTTGTATCAAGGCGTCTAAAGCTCACGTCTGGTCTGATTCAATCCTCTTACCCTTAACCGTTGCTACCTCTCGGGTAAGTTGGTTTTCTTGGGACCCCAAGCCAGGGGTCGTGGCTACGTTAGATGTTCCACATTTAGGGAAATCCGACTCAGAGGTTATGAAGCAGATTTATCCGAGAAATCGAACCAGGGGCTGGATTTCAGGATGGGACCGAGGCTCTTATGTTCATGCTTTACCAAGTGGCATGCTTAATTTGAGAACCTCAACTATTATAGCCTTGGTCCGTCATGAATTAGTGTCTAGGCAAGTTGTATCGACTGTCGTTTTTGGGTCTGGCATTGGTGGAATTGCTCAAGTTCTTCTACATGAAAATGTCGTGCAAGACTTAACTTTGTACACTTTAGATGACCCAGGTTTCAATACAGATCCGATGGTGATCAATTATGCAAAGGAAAAGGGAATTGAATTAGATGTTATAGTAGGTGACTTTAGAACAATGTGTTATAAGAAGTTTGATAGGGTCTTTCTTGATGTAGCGAAACCTGTTGATGACTCC